TCAGCGCTGCGGGTCGTTCGGGATGTCGGTGAACGAGCCCTCGATCACGTGTGCCCCGCCCCGCGCGGCGATCAGCCGGTTATAAAACCCGGCGTTGGTGATGGCGCGGTACGGGGCGAGCCAGATCGACACGGGCGCGAACATCGCGCTCAGCATCGCCCAGCCGAGAAAGCTCAGATCGAGCACGAACAGCTCCCACTTATGTCCGCTCATGAGCGCGCCGCTCTCGCGCAGGCACTGCCACGCGGATCTTTCCGGGTGATCGAGCAGCAGATACAGCGCCTGCCGGTAACGGTAGGCCGCCACAATGCCCGGCACGACCAGCAGCAGGCTCCACAGGAAGATCAGAAGCCCCTCCAGAATGCCGAGCCACAGCACGCGGAAAAAGAGGCCGAAGCCGTCAAAGAGGTTTCCGAACTCGGCCTTTTCGTCGCGGCTGATGTGCAGCGCGAAGATCACGAAGCCGACGCTGACCATATAGCTCATGATCCGCAGCGCGACGACGAGCGCGATCGCAAAGCCGGACACACTGTAGTGCTCAAGGAAGCTGAGGTACGCCTGCTCGACCGCCTCCGTGCCGAAGCGCGCAGCATCTGTCAGCGCCGTGGCCAGACGATCCATGCCCATCAGGTACGACGTGAGCGTCGAGATGAGCATGCCGAGAGCAAAGAGGATCAGCCCCGCGAGGATCGGGCTCGGCTGACAGCTGACGGTGCGGCGGCGCGCATCCGCCTTGAGCATAACGCGATTTGAATCCATGAATATCACAACTCCGTTCCCGGCACGGCCGGGTCTCTTTTTCTTTTTAGTATAGCAGATGCCGCCGGATTTGAACACCCGGGCCGGTAAAAATTCACGTTTTCGACACACGTTGAGATTTTTTCGGGAAGTTGCGGAAAATACGCTTGACAATCCCCGCGCGAAATGCTATATTAAACAAGCTTTGATTCACAAAGCCCATGCGCGAGTGGTGGAATTGGCAGACTCGCTAGATTCAGGTTCTAGTGTCCACTCCGGACGTGCGGGTTCAAGTCCCGCCTCGCGCACCAAACTTTGTAAAATCCCGTAGTCGTTGAAACTACGGGATTTTCTTTATTTATCAATGCTTTGCGCCGCTTTTCACTTGCGCATTTTTTCTCCATAGCGGCAAAAAATCGCACGTGAAAAGCAGCTTTTAACCAGTCATTTTACGACAATTTTACGACAACTTTGCGCGCTTTCACCAGCACCATTTTTTTGCCGAAGTATACATCTTTTCGCCATTCGAAAAGCGGCTTGATAATCTGATTGCTGACACACAAGCGGATATCGAAGATTAACAGCGAAGGGGCGGTTCAAACCGTCTCTTTTCTTTGTCAAAACAGCCAGCTTTTGACCGTCTGAAAAGTGCAAAATGCTGATTATTTATGTTGGATATTGTCTTTCACTGTATGGCGGCGTAAAATGTAGTCACTTTTTGAAAGGAGAAGGGCACGAATATGTTTTGTCCAAAATGCGGAAGCGACAATGTAACTGTTTCTATTCAGCAAACATCCACCAAGACCAAGAAGCACGGGAATAGCTTTGGCGGGCACATGAACAACATGGCAAGGGGATTGACTGCTGCTTGCACGCTCGGTATGTCAAACCTTGTATGGAAGAAATCCAAAGGCGGTGAAAAAACAGTTATAACAAACGAAAAAGTTTGTTTGTGCCAAAACTGCGGTAACTCATGGATAATTGAATAAAAAAAGAAGGCAAGGGATTAACCCTTGCCTTTTTCTCGTTCCAAATCATCAATACGATGATTTGCTACTTTGATTTTTTCTTTGATGATTTCCTGTTCTTCTTCAATGTGGTATGTGCGCTCCACAAGGCTATTATGCTTGTTTACGCGCTCTTCCAAACGCTCTAAGCGATATGCAAGCAGTGCCTTTGTCTTGTTATTGCTTAGATACGCACCGGTAAGCGTCCCGATCAGAGCCAATAAGGCTACAATGATAGTTGACATATCAAAGCTCATGTGATTTACCTACTTCCAACGTAATAGCGATTCGCAGACTTGCGTCACAGCGCGCGGATGCGGTCTGCAAAGTCACAGGCCATGATCTCTCCGGTCTGGCCACTTTTTGCGCGGATCGCGTCGGCGATGTTCGTAAACAACTCCCCCAAATTTTCGATGTACTGCACCGACGGCGCGTCCGAAAATGCAGTTATGTGCTTGTCCAGCCACTCCTTGCTCGGCTCCTTGCCTGCGCCAAACGCCGCAGTCAGATCGAGCAGCATGCAGGACGTAAACCAAAACGTCTTGTTACCGCCGTCGTTGTTGTTATAGTCAAAGCGGCACGGATATGACCCGTCCGCAAAGCTGGTGCGATCAAACACCGCCGACAAGCGCGTCCACGCACCAGCAGCAGCGTTGACGGCCATGCCAGCGGCCGCCGCGGGTTCGGCTACTGGCCAATACCAGTCGCAGGTTCCCGTGACCGTAGTCTCAAATCGGATCTTAAATGTAACATAGTATTTGTGCGACGCGACCAGGGCGTGCGACGCCGACGTCAGTGTTACCTCACCCGCGCCGGATGGGATGATTTTGATGCTGGACGCGGCCCCGTCGCCCGGCGTAATGCTCGACAGCTGCCACGCGCAGTTGCCACGCGTGGCCGGAAACCAGCCCTTGCCGCTGTTCGCCACGATATTAGTCATAGATACAGTGGTCGCCATGGTATGCCCCCTTAGTACGCGCTGTTGATCGCAACGGCGATCGCGCTGTCAACGTACTGCTTGATTACCTTATTTTGCACGGGATTCGTCGATGTGCTCGACACCTCGGCGTCCACTATCACGCCACCGCCGACAGGGATCGTTTTAATTTCCCACTTGTGCTTATTTACCGCAAGCACCTTACCGTCATCGGAGTCATCAGGATTCGGATCAGGCAGATAAGCCCCAAAAAGCTCCACGGTCGCGGAGCCAAGAGCGCCAATGCTTAGCACGACAGGGTAGTTAAGGATTGTACCTGTAAAAAGATAGTCGCTATCATTAAGCGCAGACACATAGCCAGTGCTGAACGACACAGGAAAACCGCCAGTGCTGTCAGGCAACGTGATATTGAATTTCATTGGCTTGTTCGCCGCAAGATTCGCAAGAATGGAATCAAAATTTGCGTCAAAAGTCACTGAGTACCTACTTGCGCCAGTCGATGCGTCATAGCCCAAATCGGACACTTTGGTCGATGTTACGGTAATGACCTTGTATCCCGCAGCGTGTTTATCTACATACGCTTTCGTGGCAGCGTCGTTGTCGCCGGTTGGTGTGCCAACAGCGAACCGTGAATAGTGCGATTTTCCGTCGCTACTCAAGCTGGTAATCCTAGCTGCGTTATCTCCGGAACAGTTAATGAAGACAGATGCTTCCTCTGCGTCGTTGTGTACAGCGACGCTTGGCGCAGACAGCAGAAGATCAGACTGCACGGCGCCACCAGCGTGCACGTCACCGGTGATCTCGGCACTGCCGTCGATTTTCCCGCCAGCCTTGTCGTACTTTTTTGCTGTCACGGCCTTGATAAGCGCCACAATCTTTGCCGCCGCAATTGCACCGACATACTTTTCGTCACTCATACCGTTACTCCTTCCAATTGGCATCCCAGATGGCTTGCATCTCGTCTGCGGTCATGGCAACAAGGCTGCCGTCGCTAGATAGACCGTCGAGCTTCTTTTTGTCAGCAGCAGACATCAGGCCATTTTTAGACTGTGTTGCAACGTCCGTGTTTGCTTTAGCGTTCAATGCGGCAGTAACAACTTTATTCTGCACCGGGTTTGCCGATGTCAGAGACAGCGCCGCGTCTACGTTGATAAATGTTCCACCGCCGCCACCGCCGCCGCTTGACCCGCTGCTTGATGTTCCGTTCTTCCCGATCGCGGTTTCGTAAGATACGGACATATAGTCATCTCGGATGCTTACGATTTTTTTGGTAATAGGGACAGAAACGGAAATGCCGGTGACGGTATCAACCGCGCCGACCACATCGCCGACATCAAAGGCATATTCCGCTTCGTTCAAGCTGACTGATAAATTGTCTTGATTTTGCAGCTCTGCCAATCTGGACGTACCAGCTTCAATCAGCTTTTGCGCGCTTTCCGCGCTCGGGTAGTCATATACCGCTGCATATTCATCCGCGCCTGTCAGCGTCTGCGTTTGGCTTATACTGCCGCTTGCATCGGCGTATAGATGCACAACCGTTCTGTCCTTTAGTTCACCTTGCCCCAAGCAAATCAGATGATTGACTTTTTTCGATGTCGTTTTAACTTGGAAAGACATTGCATCAGACGAAACGGAACCGTCTTTTGTATGCTCTGCGATAGGCGCGGCAGACAGAATTACCTTTTCCCCGTCAAACGACAAAACTAGTTTTCCACCCACGGATTTCAGCATTTGCATGATTCCGTCATAGCCGGTGACATATCGCGGCATTTTATAGTGGCTGATTTCAAGGCCTGAAGCATAGATATCAACAGTGAAGATTGATGTTAAACCCATCCTTGTAATCAGCGAATTAAGGACACCGTTTGCTTCGTTGTTTAACGTTAAGTAGTCCTGACCTGCGTCGGGACAAATCACCTTGGAATTAAGAATTCCGTGCCATGTCCTACCGGTATATGTCACTTCTCCGGTTTTGGTGTCAGAAGTTACCGCATCAATTACGCCGCCATACTCTGTACCGATAATGTACACATAGTACCCGGCTTCGCAACAATGATTATTTGCGTCAACCTTTATCTCGAAATCGTTTTCATCCGAACCGAATGCAAGGTCTAGATCATACGCTTTCATTACGCCAATAGCTTGCATTGACGAATTTGTATAGATCAAATCCATTTCGGTTCGCTCCTTTCATCGTAAAGGATTAACGACAACTGGAAAGATTCACTTCTGCCTATTTTGCTATTACCGCTGGGAATTTTCTTGAAAGTATCATCTACCAGCACGCCTTTTATTACGCCGCCTACCATTGTACCGGCTGAACCGCTTATATAAGAAACATAGCGTTCGCTAAAAGCATTATTCTTTTTGCCATTTTTAAGTACGTAAACTTCTTTCGTAATCGAATCAATAACCAATTGTGTGTTAGCTTCAAGCCCATAACTAAGGCCATGAATTGCGCCACCAATAGATATCGTTGTTTCGGTTGTTGATCCGAAGATTGTAAGACGGAAATTCGCTTCGTGATCCAATGGATTGATTATGCCTGTAAGTTCATTGGTAGTGGAATCGCGCACATAGGTTGCTTCAACTTCCTTGACCCAAAACGGTTCATCAGATAGCAGTTCCAAAGAAACCAGCATCGTTTTCATAGAATCCAAGTACTTAGACTTCGATGACGCTGTTACATAGCACTTCAGATAGTACCCGTTGACGAAAATTTTACCCGGCTGTTTTGCAAGGACATCTTTTTCAAAGCATTCAACCAAAGCATTCCGCTTTTGAATTCCGGCAGCTTCTGTCGCACACGCAATCGCGAGATCAATTTTTTTGCTGATAACGTTGCGCTTGAAGGAAGTGATTTTCCCGCCGCGCTCGGTGTAGTTCCACGCATAATCATGCAAATCGGATGATTTCACATAGATGCCGTTTTCGGAAAAGTTGATTTCCTCGCCCAAATGATTCTGATATTTTACTGTTTCAAGCATTACGTAACACCCCTTACCAGTCTGCCGAATTCACGCTGATTGATATTGATTGTCTGCGAAGATTTCAGGCAATCAAGAATCTGCCGCAGAAGATAATCTGTTTCTTCGCTGTTCCGCAGCGTCTGCGCTTCCCGTTTCGGTACAACCATTTCACCCTTGTGCAGCTCGGCGATGTAGCCATCAAAAGGCACATAGTCAAGACCGGACGCATGGGAACCGTTAACACCTGCAACTGCACCTTTGGCGCTGCCATTTACGCTAACATTAGCTGACAAGCCGCCGAACAGTCCATTCCAAAGCCCCTTAAACCATCCGGTTAGCTTCCCCCATGCTCCGGCGATGCCGTCAATGATGGAATCAACCACTTTCGCGCCAGCATTAACAATTTCACCAAGGCTGTTTGCAATGCCCTCCGCGATTTTTCCCACAAGCTTTAGGCCAGCGGCAAGAAGATTCGGCGCATTACTAATCAGCGCCATTAGCAGCCCCGTCACAAGATCGGCCGCAGCAGCAATAAGTTTAGGGATAGCGTCAATAAGCCCGGAAACGATGGTCACGACAAGCGTTATCGCCGTTTCAACAAGGCTTTCTGGGTCAGATGATATTGATTCGATCAATGTAATGACCATATCAATGCCGTATTGGATGATTTGCGGGAGCATCTGCGCAAGCCCTTGCAGGATAGCGCCAACCATCGAAATACCGGACTGCACAAGATTCGGCAGAACGGTTGTTACAAGTCCCGGTATTGCCGCAGCAACAACAGGCGCAAGCCTTTCAGCAAGCGAACCGATTCCCGTGATGATTTCACCAAGTCTCGGCAGGATGTTTTCCGCTGCCGTGCCAGTGCTTTCGACAAAATTGTTAATCAGCCTGTCCAAATCCTGCGAATCATCGCCGATGCCAGTAAGCAAATTTGTCCATGCAGATTTCATCGCGGAAAGGCTTCCCTGAATCGTGGTTGATGCTTCCTTCGCTGTAGTTCCAGTGATGCCCATTTCCGTCTGCACATCGTGGATTGCGCTGACAATATCGGAATAGCTGTCAATGCTGTAATTTGTAAGATTGCCCTGCGCAGCATTCAAGGCATTTGCATCGTCAATAAGGCGCTGCATTTCTTCCTTTGTGCCGCCATAGCCAAGCTTCAAGTTATCCAGCATTGTGTAATTCTGCTTTGCAAAACCTTGATAAGCGTTCTGGATGTCACCCATTGCAGTGCCCATCTTGTTTGCATTATCAGCCATATCCGTGACTGCAAGATTAGCTTGCTTCGCCGCTGCTTCAGTGTCGCCGCCCAAAGACTGTAACAGCGAAGCAGAAAACGAAGTAACAGTTTCCATGTAGTCATTGGCTGACAGACCGGCAGTCTGATAGGCGTTGTTTGCGTACTGCATGACAACATCAGCGCTGTCCTTGAATAACGTTTCAACGCCGCCGACAAGCTGTTCATACTCGGCATATTCTTCAAGCGATTTTTTCGTCAATGCTCCGACAGCCGTTGCAGCAGCGCCAATAGCCGCAGCGCCAATTTTTGCAGCCGCACCAAGACCTTTTCCGATCTTACTGGATAGTTTTTCGGCTTTGCTGGAAGATTCGTCAAGATCGCCGTTGAATTGGTCTTTGCCTTTCAAGGCAATAGTCCCGAAAATCTTAAACAATTCCAATGGTTATCAGCCCCTTTCCATTGGTTTGATATTAAAAAAAGGCCATCAAAAAGATGACCTGAATTTCGCTTTATACATTAAAAATGTCATAGCAGATTGCTTGAATGTCTTTATCCGTCAGATCAGCATCCGTGCCTTGACGTTGCCCGTTGCTGCCGATTCTAAGGACTTTCTTTTTCCAATCAAGGAACGAATCTTCTGAATAGCTGTGGCAGTACATAATCCATAGCTTCATATTTTCGTCCTTGTCCATTTCCGCTTTTTGGCGCTCGTATTCCGACTGAAGGAATCCCGTTACAAAATCCCCAAATCGCCCACGGTTGATGTAGGAATTCATCAAGTCCATTGGACATGAATATCTGTGATATATCATGTCCATGAACTTGAATTCACCGATTAAAGCAATTTGGAAAGCGCCCTGAAAAAACTTGCATTCTTCGCATCGGCAACGATGTCCCAGATCATGCTGGGCGTAGTACCGAACGGCATTTCAGGGATTTCGTCAGCCGGGATGCCGGACAGGTCAGAAAGCAGTGGATAGATTTTATCAGGGATAGCGCTGACGTTTTTCAGCACGGACACAGCGATTTTGTAAACCACCATGCCGCCGATTTCGTCAACGGTCTTTTTGCCGGTTGCAAGCTGCACAAACACATCCGCAAGATCATCCGGAAGCGTAGCCGTGATGATATCCAGCATGGGATAAAAGTCTTTATCCTTCAGGCTGCGCAGCTTATACAGCTTGACTTCTTCCGTTGCTTCTTCAGTCATTTCAATGTTTTCCTTTTTGCTCATCGGTTTTATGTTCCTTTCTGGCTGTTAAGATGCAGTTTCGGTGATGTCCTCGGGCGTGGCGGCAGTCCAGCCGGTTTCCTTGCGGATAAAGATTGCATACGGCAGTTTGGTCGTGCCATATGTAATGTCAGACTGGCAAGCAAAAGTGCCCTTAAACACGGAATTGTTTTTGTTCTTCGCTTCGGTCGTGAATCCGGAAGTGCAAAGCGCGTGCTTAAAGATGATGATGATCGGTCTACCATCCGTAAACTTTCCGTAATAGCCGAAGCCCTCATAGAAGTGACCGGCGCGAAGCTCAGATGAAGTGACAACATCATAATTTTTGTCGGTAGATTCGGTGATCTTTCCGATAGCCAGATGCGCCGCCAGTTCTGCCGAAAGTTCAGCGATGGAAACTTCCATCTGTGCAGTCTCGCCGACCTTCTGCTGAAGCTCTTTAACGGCAACGGTTGCGCCGTCCAGCTCCGGCGCGAAGAACTCCGGCGTGATGGTCAGTGTGCCGCCGTCCTGCGTAGCGCCGATGATAGCCGCCTGAATTGCTTCAGACGTAGGCGCAGCCGTTTCGCTGTACGTCACACCCTGAAAATATACGCCAGCCCCGAAAGGAATTTTTGCGGGAGTACCAGAAGTAATGCCGCTGTTAGGCATATCAATTCACCTTCCATTCTTTGATACTAAGATTGATTTGGATGCTTTTCAGCTCCGCGTCCCCCGTGGGAACGATCAGAGCACCAGCATAAAAAATAGCAACGGCATTGCCGCTGCGCGTGATGCCCACTTTGCCGGAAACCCGGTTGAAGTGGTGTTCAATTTTGTCTTTGCCGTTTTCAAGTTCAAGCCATGAACCCCGCGAAAAGCCGGTAAGTATGACGGTCGTTTCCTGCAAGCCATCTTCGGTGTACGGCTCTGTTTCCGTGTAGCTTCCGACCCAATAGGGATAGACGATTTCGCCTTTGCTGTTACCGCCGTATTCACCAAAACCATATTCAAGTCCAAGGGATTTCATGGCGCTGTCAATGATGTTCAAAACCTCTTTTGACATATCACTTCATTCCTTCCTTGAAAATCTGCTTTGCGCGGTTGATGATCTTGCCTTTCGCGCTGTCAAAAGCCCGCTGAAGCGTCCTGTTCGGCTTTTTGCCGGTGGTGTGATGCCAATTGCCGCTATCGTCCTGATAGCTCCAACCGCCTTTTCTACCATCGCCTTTGGCCGCATATTCGCCAGTTCCGAATTCTTCCCAGATAGCATTTTGTTCAGGGCTTCCAACCGTTGCTTCACCGGCAGATTCGTTCACTCGGTGATTCCACGACCCTTTAAGCTGTCCGGTATCAACACGGCTATTGCGCTGCGCCTGTGATTCGATTTCGCTTGCAGCTTCTTCCAAAAACCGAATGGCAGCGTCATTAAGTGCGGCTTTGACCTTCACAGAAAAGTCCTGAAATTCCACGTCTGCCATATTACTGACCCCCTGTGTATTTCAGATAGATTTCAAGCTGACTGCCGCTGCCCATTTCCATCGGATTGTCAATCAGCAGAATATCATACCGCTTGCCGCTGATGGTCATGCGGCTGTTTTCAGCCTGTATGCCAGCGGCAAGCGGCACATAGTCTGCAATGAAAATGTGCGTCGATTCCTGAACCTTGGCGTTGAATGTGGTGTACTTGGAATCGCCGGACTGAAGGTCGAGCCAGCCTTTAAGCGTCTGCTTGTCAACCCACGACTTCACCTGTTCGCCAATTTCGTTCTTGGTCGCGGTGTAAGTCTGTATGATCGCTGTGGTGTTGCCGCCAATACCTTTCATGACCTCAACCCCTGTCCGAATCTTGCGCGTTGATATGGCTTCAAAAAGCCCATCAGGGGCTTCGGATATCCCATGATGGAATTATCCCCGTCCATGTTGAAATAGGTCACAGAATGCCGGGAAATCGTTTCAGACGAAACACCAACCTTGTCGCGGTTGTTCATTTCCCACTTCATCAGATTGGCGCAGCCCATCCGTACATCAGCCGGATAAACAATCTTCGTGACAACGATTCCGCTTTCATCAATCAGGTTTTCCTTGACCGTGACCGTGTTACCCGAAACGCTTTTCACCGTGACAAGGCAATCCGGCATAAGGTCAGATTCTGTGATCTGCAATGTGTCACCAGCGCGGAAGGGAACCACACCATTGCAAACAATGTCATGGTCTGGCATGGACGCGGCAACCGCCCTAAAAGCCCGCTGCTGGAAGTTGTTATTGGTGTATGCCCGAATAAGCAGTTCAAGTGCCTGAAGCTTTGCTTCAAGCACCTGATCTGCGTCATCCGTTGCGACATACTGCCGGAGTTCGGCAACAGTCATAATCATAAGGTTTCAGCCCCTTACTTCTTGAACTTCGCAAGAACGACCTTGGAAGTGTTGGACAGCGCAACGGCGTAATGCTTGTCGACGGAAATGTCCGTCTTGCGGGCAAGGCTCACGCGGTCAGTCTCGACGTTGGTGTCGCGCTTAAGATAGATCGTGATCGCGGCAGCGTCATCCTCGGTTTCTGCATCGTTGTTCAGCTTGACGATGGGGCAAGCGTAGCAGTCAATCTGACTGCCGGTTTCTCCAACCTTCACAACGGGGACTTTCTTGGACGGAACAACGCGGCAGTTGGCGATCATGCCGATCTCGCCGGTAAGAATGACACCGGCCTTGTACTTGTCCGCGCTGATGAAATCAGCGTCCTTGCGAAGCTGCGTGACCTGCTTCGGATGGACAAAAATGACCTTCTCGCTGTTGACCTCTTCTTCAAAAAGATCAATTGCATCAACGATGCCGGAATACTTGATCGCGGCGGCGCTGCCGTCATAGGTGAGCTGCGCCCCCTGAAGCGCGGTCATGGCGTCGTTGTCAACCTTGGAAGCAATGGACTTCGCAAGCTGGTTGTTTGTCTCGCCGACAGGATTGCCGTAGCCGGACAGCACCGCTTCATCCGTCAGCTCAACGGCCTTCATGGCCTTCTTGACCTTGACGGTCGTGGTGGAAGCGGTCAGCTTCACGGTTTCTGCTGCAACGCCTTCGGCAATGTCGGCAGCATCGCCGATGTAGGCGTACTGCGGCACGGTAACGGTGTTGCCGGGAACGCCGACAAGCGTGTTGTCGATCTTCGCAAAGGGAGCAACAACAATCTTATTGGCAATTTTCGCGGAAATCATATCCGCCATGACCTGCGGATTAATCAGGTCAGAAAGTTTAGTGGTCTGGTTTGCCATAGTTTAAATCATCCTCTCAAATTAATTTTTTGTAAGCTCTGCGTATGCAGTGGGATTTTCGTTGAACAGTTTCAGGCGTTCCTGATAGCCCATTTTGGCGAATTCTTCCTTCGTCACGGAATCACCGCCGCCCTGATTGTCGGGCAGCTTGTTTTCGATAACCTTCTTGCTGCCAGCGCCTTCAAACTGATTCGGGAACTGCGTTTTCAGACCGGCAAGCTTGTCATCCATGCCCTTGACTTTTCCGTTTTCGTCAAGCGTCAGTTCATCGGCACTGTACTTCTCGCGCAGCTTGAAAGCCAGATAGTCGGGATCAACGGCCTTTGCATCACGCAAGGCAAGCTGAATGGCATTTTCAAGCTTGGTCTTTTCAAGCTCTGCCTGAAGCTGCGACACCTGCGTTTCATATCCGGTGATCTTGCCCTGAAGTTCCTCGTTGCCCTTGGTTCCTTTCTTCAGATCGGCAATCAGGCCGTTTGCTGTGGTCAACTCGGTTTCCTTGCCGTCAAGCATCGCCTGAAGCGCATCATACTTGCCCTTTCCGACATACTCACCGCCGCCAAGGTTGGCAAGCTTGATTTGCTTGTCCTTGTTGGCTGCATCGCCGTTGTAGGCATTCAGCTTTTCCGCAAACTGTGCATACAGCTCTTCGCCCAAAATCTCTTTCAGAAATTCCATTGTGTATTCCTTCCTTTGTCGTTGTTTTTAATCGCGGTGTCACCGCAGACAAGCACTTTGTTAAATCCGGGAGTGCGCCGGAAAATGGTGATGAAAGTTTAAGCGTCATTACATCTTTGGACAATAAAAAATGCAAGCAAAAACTTACATTTTTTATCTACATAGCGCCGCGAATGTATTGCATCCGGCAATACCGTCAGCAGTCAAACCGTAGACGCGCTGGAACGATTTCAGCGCCGCCAGCGTGCCAGCGCCAAAGGCTCCATCCACATAAGCCGTTTTGTGGCCGTGGCAGACAAGGAAGCCCTGAAGCACTTTCACAAGTTCGCCAGTACTGCCATTCCGCAGATTGTTTCGGCATACTGCTGCGCTTGTATTCTGGCCATAGATGCCATCAGCAGCAACGCCAAGCCCACGCTGAAGCGCCTTGGTCAGCGCCGCTTTTGTGCGACTGCCGTACAGGCCGTCAAGGGTAAGGCCACCGGAATAGTTGCGGTTAAGCCAAAGCTGTACTTCTCGCACGGTGTCAATCTTGCCGTCTGTGGTAGGCAGATTCATCAGTTTCACCTTCCTTGCATTCCGGCAGACCGGCAAGCGAAGTCAGGATTGACAGAATGCCAGCCAGAAGCGAAGCGCCACCCACCATCATCCAATCAACCTGACTGAATACGGCAGACGTGCCGATGGTTGCAACCGCCGTCTGTGCAACGGTCTTGACCGCACGGACGACAGCGGCCTTAATCCATGTTTTCCAGCATCTTTTCATGGTTTGTTCCACCTTTCATAAATATAAAAAGCAACCGTTCGGGAAAATCGAACAGCTGCTTTTTTGCAAAGTTTGTTGAATTGTTTGCTTATTTTATTTGCTTATCATTTTCGTGATGTCACGAAAATGGTCACGAAACATTGAAAACACTGCATTTTTTAACTTGCCTGTAACTTGCAAACGCACGATAAACGCATCAAAAACACACGCCGTGCGTTTTTAGTCATAGAAAAAGCACCGTGCGGATGCATAGTGCTTTTATCAATAATCGGCGTTGTCATCATAATCCGGATTGCTTTCCGGCTGATTGCTTTCAATGCAATGGTTGATTCTTGCGATGATTTCTTCATCGGTTTTTGTACCAGCGATCATAAGCGGAAAATTCGTGCCAAAATGTTTGTAATATCTTTTTAGCGCTTCTTCCATTATTTTATAACCCCCAAAATGTCACGAAACACTTTGTATGTTTCGGGAAAATACTTTTTGATACATGCCAAAGAATCGTGGCTTGCGACCTCTGCCGACATTATTTCTGCAAAGATTTCCTTTCCGTTGTCACGATTTTTCCAATAGTTTTTTCCGTGTCCCACGCCTAAAGGATACCCTACGCCAATTCCGGCGCCTTCAAGCATATCCGAAACATCCGAACGGGCAACAAGTGAATAATTCTGTGTGATTTCATCAATCAGAATCTGTGCGGCTTCTGCTTTCGTTGATACTCCATGCGCCTTTTTGATGTTTTTAATAAGACTTTTCAGTTCGTTTTTGGCCGATCGCCCTAACAGACCGCCTTGACCTTTTACAACAAACACCGCGTTTCCGTTTGAATCTAATCCGTTAAAAACTTCCGTGAAAGCCGTAAAAGCGTTATATCCAAATTCCCGCGCAGCAAGATAATCCGTCATGTGGCCGTATTCGTGATACAGCACTTGGTACGGCGTTTGATAGCTGCTTCCGCTTGCCGCCCTTGTAATATCCAAAGTTACCGAATCGGAAGCAGGTGAATAGTTGGCAGCGCCGCCAGAGTATTTTGCATTTGATGTCTTGAATTTACTCTGGTATTTATTCCATACGGCCTTGACTTCAGGATCAGCATTTTGAAGCGTTGTCTTAACAGCTTGCGCGTGTGCAGCTCCGTATGTACTATCTATATACGACACATTTGGATTTGTGTCAATAGTACCACCGTTTTCGGCGTCTTGTGTCGCTTTGGAAGCGACATTGTACTTCTGCTTAAACTCTTCAAAGTTTTCCGTTTTGTCAATCCCAAAATATTCAGCGCGTTCTTTCAACGTCTGAAGCTCACCGTCATCCAGCGCCCATTTCGCCCTTGTATTGGACGTGCAGCGGCAATTGATAACTTCCGCAGCGCTGCCGGATGGGTCACCGGGGAACAACAGGCCGTTGGAAAACTTTTCGTCAAGCTCCCGGATTTCGCCGTCAACCCGCGCATGGGAATCCCTTGTCCTGCCGTCAAGCGAAGCGTCCCACTGCTTGACTACATCACAACCCTTTTTCTTGGCCGCATACTGCGCATCACGGGTAGATGTCTGCTGAATTCTATGCCCTTCTGTTCTGGCAATGCGCTTCGCGTTGGAAAGGCCGCTGCCGGACACGTTGTTGATGTTGCGGGCAATGTCGCTATAAGGCAGACCGGAAGCAATGCCACGGCTGATCTCCTGCGTGATGGTTTTTTTCAGCTTGTCATAGTTGACACCAAGATGGTTATAGTAGCCCTCAACGATCTTTGAATCTGTCAAAATAGCTTTGACTGCTGCCGCCTGATCTATCGGCGCGATGATGGGGACACCTTGCTTTGCTATATCGTACATCGTGCCGATATAACCGGTTTCATAGCAGCTTTTCAGATATTTGTCAATTGTGGCGTAATTATCGCCGTGCAGCTTGTCAAGAACACCGCTGACCTGACCTTTAAGCGCCTTTTGATAATTCTGTTGATAGACCTTTGACCGCTTCTGCGATTGCAGCAGCGCCTTTGTAGCATCGTCAAGCCCGTCCTGCGAAAGCGCCTGATCTAAAAGGTCAATGTCTGCCTGAAATGACTTGACTTTATCGTTGATGTCCTTCAGTGCCCGCGCGTACTGCTTTTCAAGTTCTTTGATTGCAGCTTCTTCGCTATCCAAAAGGGACTGCTGGACTTCTTTTTCCCACTTATTGATATGTATCACCGCCTTTATGGTGATTTCGCTGTAAAAATTAAGGAAGGTTGGAAAACCTTCCTTTTCTTATTTTTCAGGTTCCACGCCGCCAAGCGCCGCCTGTGCCGCCGCTGTCGGATCATCTTCAGGCTTGGGAAGCTTGTCCTTGATATCATCATAGTCCAAATCAAGCGCTTCGCAGATAAGTTGCTTGGTCAATTCATCGCCAAGCTGTGCGGATGCGTTCAGGATGGTTGTCAGCTTTGCTTGCTGCTCCTGCGCTTTCGTCAAGTCAATCTGTGCGTTTTCCTGCGCATTGGTGATAATTTCACGGTCAAAGGAAAAATAAATGTCCTTTTGCTCGTAATCCGTGCCTTGCGTGTCGTTGATTTCTTTCAATACCAGCTTCAGCAGCTTCCGCATGAACTGTTTAAGGCTAGGCAGAAGGCCAGTACACTTCAAATCAAGGTTCGCATATGCAGACTTGATTGCAATGCTTGTCGTGGCGCTTGTGTCCTTCAGGGCTTCCGTATTCACGCCCATGCCAAAACGGAAAATGTTCTTTTCATCCACTTCCATTTTTGTTTTTCTGGCTTCAACCGGAATGTCAACGGTCTTAATATCAACACTGCCGTCATCGTCAAGGCCGATGTGCTTTTTGGCCTTGATATTCATCATCAGTTCATCGAGATTGTCGCCCTGAAAGCCCCTGACCACATACAGCGCTTCATTTGTGTCCTGAATGTTGTTGGAAAGCCCGGCATTCATCAAGTCATAGTCATCAATTAGGTCTTTGATTGGCTTTACGCCGCTGACCTGCTTCTTGCCATTATCCAGCCGGAAGAAAGGAATAACGCCGTAATCATCGTAGTAGGTATTTGTGTCACCATCTTTTTTGTAGATGATGTGCGGCCTTGGATTGATGCCAACGGACTTATCCAGTTCCATTTCCCCATCATCGACTTGGCAATAAAAAACGGTCTGGGACTTGTCCCAAACCTGAATACGCTTGATTGTCTTGTTGTCCTTGCCGACGCGCTCGATGTACCAGAAGATCACATAAGCACAGCCGTCATCCGTTTCCTTTTCCCGGACTTCCACGACACCGATGCTGTCAGCCGTCTGGAACGCTGTCCTGTCGTTTTCATCTTTGTAGGCATACATATATTCAAAGCCCTTGGAAATGCAGCCAACAAGCAATTCATACAGTTCAGCGGCAAAGGATTCATTTTCGTTGAAATATGCGTCAAGTTCCGCTTGCAGTTCCGGATTGTCCGATTTCACAAAACCGTCCTTCCCGGAAAGCATATATTGCGCTTGCTGATCGGTAAGCAGTTTGAAGAATGGATGACTGATTCTAATATTGCTTTTTGTTTTATCTTCCTGAAGCGTTCCATCTGCATCAAAGAAGAAAATCCGATAGTTATTGATATCATGATTGCCTTCATAATACCGCAAGCCGACCTTCGCAAGCCGCTTTTTGGCGCTTGCTGCATCGATATCTATAAACTTTTTAATTTCGCTTGTAGTAAGCACTTGGCCTTCCTCCAATACGCACCTTACTTTTCGGCCTGACGGCACATAATTGCCAACATCCGCAGCATATCCATAGACAAATCAAGCTTGCCATCGCCTACACCAGCAAGCACACCATCATCGACAAGCTTTTGCACAGTGTCCTGCGCCCATGCGGGCACGTCCATCACCTTGCCATCTACGATACGGCCATAGCGCTTATCACGCATAAGCCACATGATGTACAGCATCCGCAGCATATCATCGCTCAGGTCGATTCTGCCGCCGCCCGTACCGGCGATCAGACCTTCGTCCATCATCTCTTTGATCGTGCTGCGTGCCCAGCCGGGCACGTCGTCGATCGTGGCGTATCTTACCATGTCGTTGTCCTCCTCGTCTGTATTTCCCGCGGCCATCTTGGCCGCGACATCTGCCCGAAAGCCGTCCATCGTCAGCCCAAACGCCCGCCACAGGTGTGTGGGGTCTGCATGTGCGCTGGCGATGCCTCTTGCCGCGCCCTCGGCGTGGCTGATGATCACACCGTCCTCCAGCGGGTCGAGCGCGTACTGCGTGCACAGCTGTGCGAAAAGCTCCACGGCAGCAGCGTATGTCCCGCGCACGTGCGCCTCGGTCGCAGCCGGATTAAGATCGCGCCACTCAGCGCCATAGCCGGTGTAGGCGATAGACGCAGGCTCGGTCATCTCGATGCCGATGTGCGTGCCGTTGGCGCTCCCGCCACAGTGCCACGCGCGCATGGTGTACGGCAGCGTCTGGTAGTACGTCCCGTCGCGCTGGATAAAGCCGTGCACGCACACGCTCCTCCCGCTCGGCCGGTACTGGTTATAGCTGCGCGCCATCACCGCCGCGTTGGGCTGCGGCGTGCCGATACTGTGCAGCATGATGCCCTGCGGCGTCAGCGGCGTCGCCATCCGATAGCACTTGTTCTTCGTGGCAAACGCCTCCACAATGTTGATGCTCATGCTGATTCCTCCCATCCGTACACACCCGGCGCGTAGACGTTTGCGTCGGCTGTGCAAATGTAATGCTTGCCGCTGTAACTGACTTTGTCGCCCCGGTTATACGCATCGTGCGCGCCGGACGGCTGTACCCACTCCGGCCATTCGTCCACGCTGACAGCGACCCACAGTGCCGGGGTTGCGTCCGGCGTCCAGTCAACTTGTGATGTGTGCGCCTGCACACATTTGTACAGCGCGCCGTTGTACCGCACCCTGTCGCCGATGGCATAGGCATTGCCTGCCGCCCACGCGGGGAACAGTTCAACTGCGGTCAATGCTACCTCGTCGGCCATGGTGCTTGCTGCCGCTTCTATTTTGTTGCGGTAGGTTATCGCTTCGGCTCTTGTCATGATGTGCCTCCCGTGATGATTTGTAATGCCTCGGTGTCGGTGATCTCCTCATCGGGCGCGTCAATCTCCGTCCATCCGTCGGTCGTGTCTACGTCGACGCAGGTGTAGGTCGTCACGCCACCGTCGTTGGTCAACAGCTTGCCGTCACCGGCCAGCAGATTTATGCGGCGACGCGTCGTGCCGTCTCCATATGTGTAGATGATAGGTCGCTGTGTCATGCTGTCACCTCCGGCGTCGATGTGATGATAGTGTCTCCTGCGGCATAGGTAGCGCCGTTGTAGGTCGTGTCCTCCGCCGCCTTGATGATGATCGTTGCATTGGTAGCCCCATCTCGGATGCTCGCGTTCAGCGTATCAACTTTTTCGCCGGTTGTATACATCGTCACGACGAGCCCGGATTGCGTGCACCCATCAAAATTTCCGGAGCCCCAAGATGTAACGGCGTGGCCGATACTTCCAACATCAAGCGTCTTCAGCGCCTTGCAGCCACTAAAGATGGACGCTGTGTAAATACCAAGAGCTGTAATTTTAGGGATTGCAATTTCCTTTACGCGCTCGCAATCCGCAAAAGCTCCGTTGCCTATTTT